CCTGATCATCGTGACTATGCGCCGATCATGGGCACGGCGCCTCTTCAGTTCAGCGGCAATGCCACGCAGCAGGATGCCGCCGCCACGCCTTCGTCCAACCCGCCAGCAGCCAGCCTCGGTGCCCCCGGGCGGCCGAGCTGGGCCCAGTAAGGGGGATCGGTCATGCGCCTACGTCCCCGCCAGAAAACCTTCGTCGAGCGCAGTGTTGCTGCGCTCGGCCAACACGGCAACACGCTGGGTGTGGCACCCACCGGCGCGGGCAAGACCATCATGCTCTCGGCGGTTACCGGCGAGATGATCGGCGCCATGTCTGATGGTTTGGGGGCCAAGGCCTGTGTTCTGGCCCATCGCGACGAGTTGACCGCGCAGAACCGCGCCAAGTTCCACCGCGTGGTGCCAGAGGTGTCGACATCCGTGATCGACGCCACCGAAAAATCCTGGGGCGGCGACGTCACCTTCGCCATGGTGCCAACCCTGGCGCGGGCTTCGAACCTCGCGACCATGCCACGCCTTGATCTGCTCGTGATCGACGAGGCGCATCACGCGGTGGCGGACAGCTACCGCCGGATCATCGACAGTGTGCGCGACGCCAACCCGGATGCGCGGATCTTCGGAGTAACAGCGACACCGACCCGGGGCGACAAGAAAGGTTTGCGCGAGGTCTTCGACAATGTCGCCGACCAGGTCCGTTTGGGTGAGTTGATCACTTCTGGCCACCTCGTGCCGCCGCGCACCTTTGTCATCGATGTGGGCGTGCAGGAGGAATTGAAATCGGTCCGCAAGACCAGTGCCGATTTCGACATGACCGAGGTGGCGGACATCATGGACCGCGCGCCTGTCACCGACGAGGTGATCCGCCAATGGCGTGAGAAGGCCGGCGACCGTCAGACGGTCGTATTCTGCTCCACGGTCGCCCACGCGGACCATGTGACCGAGGCCTTCCGCGCCGCGGGGATCACGGCCGCGTTGATCCACGGCGATCTGACGGCCGAGACCCGCAAGGCGATCCTTGCCGATTACGCGGCAGGCGTCATCCGCGTGATTGTTAACGTGGCTGTGTTGACCGAAGGCTGGGATCACCCACCTACCTCCTGCGTCGTGCTGCTGCGGCCCAGTTCCTACAAATCCACCATGATCCAGATGATCGGGCGCGGGCTGCGCACGGTCGATCCGGAAGAATACCCCGGCATCGTCAAGACCGACTGCGTGGTGCTGGATTTCGGAACGTCGAGCCTGATCCACGGCACGCTGGAACAGGATGTCGATCTGGATGGCAAGACCGGCACCGGAGAAGCCCCGATGAAATCCTGTCCGGCCTGCGCGGCGGAGATCCCGCTCGCCGCCACCGAATGCCCGCTCTGTGGCGAGGTCATGCTGCAGGATGAGGGCGAGTCCGGCCCGGACGCAATGCCGCTCTCGGGCTTTGTCATGACTGAGATCGATCTGCTGAAACGGTCCAGTTTCGCTTGGGTCGATCTCTTCGGGACGGACGACGCGCTGATGGCCACGGGTTTTTCGGCCTGGGGCGGCATCTTCTGGATGGACGGCGTCTGGTACGCCATTGGCGGGGCCAAGGGCGAGCGGCCGCGCTTGCTGGGCGTCAGCGAACGCGCCATCTGCCTCGCGCAGGCCGACGACTGGCTGAACACCCACGAGAGTGATGAAAGCGCCTTCAAGACAAGGGGATGGCTGCGCCAGCCGCCGACCGACAAGCAGCTGAAATACCTGCCTGCCGAGTGTCGCCACGACTTCGGCCTGACGCGCTATCGCGCCTCGGCATTGATGACCTTCGGCTTCAACAAGCGCGCCATCCATGCAGCCGTAAATGCGGTGGCTGGTCCCGAACGGAGGGCGGCATGACCCATGAAATCTTCAGTCCCCATGCCGGCCGAGGAGCGGCGTCGTCTCTGGCATCCGAGTGGAACGCTCTGTGCTGTCTGCCGGCAACCCACGCGTGGTTTTGGCTGGCGCGATCCGCACCGGTCGAAGCGGCCCCGGCCGTCGGTCTGGTTCTGCTCGATGCCCTGCCAAGGCTTCTGGACGCGTTTGGCGCGGGAGCGGTTTGCCATGGTTGATCTGACCGAAGAAGAACGCGCCGCCGTCACCGCCACCATGAAACGCGTGGCACTCCTGATGGAGGAAATCGGCTGGCAGACCGCATTCGCCGATCTGACCGAGGCGCAGGTCCGCGCTCTGATCGAGGAGGCCGTCGAGGGTTTCCGCGAGGCCATGGCTGATATCGCCAAAGCCCAGACACCGGAGATTCCATTTTGATGCTGGATTTCAACCCGCGGCCCTCCATGGCCGAACGGATCAACGCACTGGCCGACGCAGCCCTCCGGGCCGCGCGCCCCCCCACGCCGCCCAGGACCTATCTCGGCGCATCCCGCTTGGGTCATGCTTGCGAACGCGCGCTTCAGTTCGAGTTCGCCGGTGCGCCCAAGGATGAGGGTGCCGATTTCGGCGGCCAGACGCTGCGGATCTTCGCCATCGGCCACCAGCTCGAGGATCTGGCGATCCGCTGGCTGCGGGCCGCCGGGATCGATCTGGTCACCCAGAAACGCGATGGCGGCCAGTTCGGCTTCTCCGTCGCGGGCGGTCGCATCCGGGGCCATGTCGATGGGATCATTGCTGACGCCCCGGCGGCACTTGGTCTGCGCGCCTCGGCGCTGTGGGAATGCAAGACCATGAACGCGAAGAACTGGCGCGCCTGCGTAAAGGACGGGGTCACTGTCGCCAAGCCCGTCTATGCCGCCCAGATCGCGATCTATCAGGCCTACATGGAACCCTCGGTGCCGGGGATATCGGCCGCACCGGCACTGTTCACCGCGATCAACAAGGACACGGCCGAGCTTCACCACGAGCTTGTCCCCTTCGATGCAGCCTTGGCGCAGCGGATGTCCGACCGGGCAGTGCGGATCCTGCAGGCCACAGATGCAGGTGATCTGCTGCCGCGCATCGCGGCCAATCCCGAATTCTTCGAATGCCGGTTCTGCGCCCACGCCGAGCGGTGCTGGAGGCAGGATCATTGAGCGACGACAGCATCATCCATTTCAACCCATGGACGGATTTCAACGACGCGGCCCTCGCAGGGCACGATGCCTCGCTTGACGATCCGTTCGGGGTGGAGCCGGACGCCGCACAAATCGAAGCGTTCCTCGATGTGGTGTTCGGCTACTGCGAAGGTCTGATCCCTGTGCGCGGCTTTGTCGACAAGGGCCAGGGCAAGGACGGCAAGCCGCACAATATCTGGATTGATGCGGATAAAACCGCACCGGAAAAACTCACAACCTTCGCCAATTGGGCCATGCGGGAGGGTGCGGCGGTCTATGTGATCCCTGGCACCGTTGTCGAACCAGGTCAGGCCAAATCGGCAGATGTGCTGCAAATGCAGGCGATCATTGTCGATCTGGATGCAGGCGACATCCCGGCCAAGCTCGACCACCTGATTACCCATCTTGGACAGCCCACCTTGATCGTTGAAAGCGGCGGACGCACACCGGACGGTGCGACCAAGCTCCACATCTGGTGGAAACTGACCGAGGCGGCCGAGGGCGAGGATCTGGCGCGGCTCTGCACACTGCGTGGTGAAATCGCCATCAAAGTTGGCGGCGATACGCATTTTCGCTCGGCACACCAACCGATACGGGTGGCGGGCAGCGTTTATCACAAGGGCGGCTTTCAGCGTCTGGTTCAGACCCGCGAGCAAAATGCTGTCGAGGTTGATCTCGATGAATTTGCAGAGATTGTCGCGGACATGCCGGCCATTCCTGGCATCGGCATGAAACCAACACCGGAAGTACCTGAAAAACCAGCGCTCAGTTCGGTTCTGACCACGCCGGTACATGAAGGCGGCACCGATGCATGGACCCGCTTCGAAGGTGCGTCAGCTGCGATCGGCCATTTCATCCGCATGGTACACGAAGGGCGCATGAGTGCGGACGAGGGTTGGCAGGGTATCTGCGGCTACAACACCGCCATGCTGCGCCCGAGCTGGTCCGAGGAACGGTTGAAAACAGAATCCGACCGGCTTTGGGCCCGGCATGTCGAGAAGAACGGACCGCCCTTGTTGAGATTGGATGCCGGCGTGTCAGGGCCGGTCGAAATGCCCGCGTTTACGCTTGGCGCATTGCTGGACGACCAGAGCCCGATGCCGGAGGACATCATCGCACCGCGCGTGCTGACGCCAGGCGGGCTGTTGGTGCTCGGCGGTGCGCCCAAGGTCGGCAAGAGCGATCTGCTGATCTCCTGGCTCGTGCACATGGCGGCAGGCGTGCCGTTCCTCGGCTTCACCCCACCGCGGCCGCTGCGGGTCTTCTATCTGCAGGCCGAGATCCAGTATCACTATCTGCGCGAACGTCTGAAGCAGATCGCGCTGCCACCAGAGGTGCTGGCTGCTGCGCGAGACACCTTCGTCGCCACGCCCAAGCTCAAGATGCTGCTCGACAACGAGGGCAGCGTGCGCGTGGCGCGTGCCGTTCAGACCGCCTTTCCGGATGCGCCGCCCGACATCCTTTGCGTCGACCCGATCCGCAATCTCTTCGATGGCGGTCCCGATGGCGGCGGCGAAAACGACAACACCGCCATGATGTTCTTTCTGAAGGAACGGGTGGAGGTCCTGCGCGATCATATCGACCCCGATTGCGGGGTCATCCTGATCCACCACACCAAGAAGCTCAGCAAGCAGCAGGTAAAGGACGATCCCTTCCTCGCGCTCTCCGGCGCCAGCGCGCTACGCGGGTTCTACACCTCCGGCCTGATCCTGCATCGCCCCGACGAGGATTGCTCGCAACGAAAGCTGGAAATCGAGCTGCGTAACGGTCCGGCATTGCCCGCAAAGCTGATCGACAAGGTCGGCGGCCAATGGGTCGAGATCAACCCGATGAACGAGCGGTTGGTGCGCCAGGACGTCGGCGCAAAGCACGACGCAGAACGGGACCGCAAGGGCGAGGTGATCTGCGGCCTTCTGTACGAAGAGGCCCTTCAGGGCCGGATGTACACGATGACTCATTTCGCGGAGACCTTTGAGAACACCGGGGGTCTTGGCGGGCAATCGATCATCCGCGAACGGCTGAACGTGCTGACTACCAAAGGGTACGTGAAGTTCGTCCGCGGGGCCGCTGCGACAGCGTTGGATCTGGCGACCGAACGGAGCAAATACGGCTATCTCTGCGTCGAGACCATGCGCCTTGCGACCAGCCGGGAGCATGTCGATCCCGACACCGGAGAGGTCACGCCGGAGCTGATCGACGTCCTGCCCAGCCACTACAAGTGCCCGCAGACCGGTGCCGTTCTGCCCGTCGAAAACCCGTCCGTCTGGGTCTATCGGGAGGTGGAGGACGCATGATGAAACAGGCCGTTTTGTCTTCCGAAATCTGGGTGCGGAAATCCGAAATCTGGCCAGATTTTGCAAAATCTGAAATCCTGGCGAAATCTGGAATCTGGCTTTTTATGTTTGGTTTCAGGGGTTTGGAAGGCCCTTTCCAGATTTTGGAAGGCGGTTTCCGAAATCTGCTCCGAAATCTGGATTTACCCAACAAAATCAGTGACCTGCGCCAGGTTTCAGATTTCAGAAAAGTCCCCCCTAAAGGGGTAGGTGTCCTCCCCGCTACAGGCGGGGAGAGCCACCACCTACCCCTGGGCAATTTCTCGGGCCGCAGTCTGTCCCGATCCACCCCTCGAGCAGCCAATCACAAAAGGAGAAAGCCCATGGCCGACCAGACCATGACCAACCCCAAACAGGACGCAGCCCAAAATGTGCCGCCCGCGTTTGTCGGCAAGCGCACATTGCTGGCGCTCGATCTCGGCACGACGACGGGCTGGGCGCTGCATGGCGCCGACGGTCTGATCACCAGCGGCACCGTGTCCTTTCGTCCCGGCCGGTTTGATGGCGGTGGGATGCGCTACCTCCGCTTCACGAACTGGCTGGCCGAGTTGGAGCGTCTGTCCGGACCTATCGCCGCCATCTGGTTCGAGGAGGTTCGCCGCCACGCCGGGACCGACGCGGCGCATGTCTTTGGCGGCCTGATGGCCAGCTTGACCAGTTGGGCCGAGTTGAGGGGCATCCCGTATCAGGGCGTCCCTGTTGGCACGATCAAGAAGCATGCAACCGGAAAGGGCAACGCAACGAAACTGGCGATGATTGACGCGGCGCGCGCCCGGGGGTTCAGCCCGGCGGACGATAACGAAGCTGATGCGATCGCCATTTTGCTTTGGGCGATTGAAACTAATGGAGGATTGGCATGATGGATTTCAACGTAGAATGGCGAACAATTCCAGATTGGCCGGAATATGAAGTCTCCGAGGATGGTCACGTTCGACGCGCGCTGGCCGGTAAGGGCACTCGCGCTGGTCGCCCACTGAAGCCATGGAGAAATTCGCAGAACCAGTACCTCTACGTCGCGCTATGGCGGAAAAACCAAAAGAAAAGCATTCCAGTTCATCGACTTGTCGCACGGGCCTTCCTCGGGAAACCACCCACCGAGCGTCATGTGGTCGCCCATAGCGACGGTTCTCGTGACGGAAACCATCCGTGGAACCTGCGTTGGGCAACGCAGCGCGAGAACATGGCGGACACGCTCCAACATGGCACGCACAATCGTGGTTCAAGGAATGGCCAGTCGAAGCTCGATGAAGTCTGCGTACTCGCCATCCGCAAGATGCATGCCTTGGGAATTCCAAGACGGGAAGCAGCCAGCGGTTTCGGTGTCTCTCGCCAGACAGTTGATGACATCATCAACGGCAAGCGGTGGGGGCATTTCCAATGACCGGTATGCGCTTCACGCCCAGGGGTTATGGCGGCCATCGCCGCCAGCCCGACGAGGTCAAACGGGACGGCTGGAAGGAACAGGGGCTGCTGGCCGTCGCAATTGACGATGACCGGTTGACCTGGCCTGAGCGCGAACTGGTGCGCCAGCTTGGCGAACGCTTGTACGGCAAACGAGACCGGGAGGTGCGCCATGACTGATTGGACCACAGCGCGCGTAGAGGACCGTCTGGAGAGCGCAGCCGACGTCTTCCGCACCTTGCCCGGCGTCATGCCGCAGGGTTTCTTCAATGCATGGCCCGAGTATTTTCACAGCTTCGCGGACAAGGTCGGACAGGAGCCGCAGATGCGCCGCCCCCGACCGGGACCGCGCCAGATCTCTGAGGCCGAGGAGGCGTTGCTTTGGCTGCGTTGGCTGGAACGGGATGATGCCCGGATCGTCTGGCTGCGTGCCGAACGCACGCCGTGGAAACCAATCTGCTGGGAGATGGGGCTGAGCCGAACGGCCGCGACCAAACGCTGGCAATTCGGTCTCGCGGTAATCACCTGGCGGCTGCATGGGCGCGTGCCTCCGGCCCGGCGCTCGCAGCAGTTCGTCATCGAAAACGCCAATCACCTGTCAAGGAAAATCGTCCTGTGAGGATTTTTTCCGGTGTACATCGCAGGGCCTTACACATTCCGAGAATGACGCTAGAAATTGGATATGCTCGGGAGAGGCGCGTGCGGGGCAGCCCGCACCGCTGGCTTCCGGGGTCCACTTAAGGGTCCAGATGGGATCCAACGGGCTAACCCACTGAATTCGCGGGTCCTTCCTGGCCCCAAACGTATACGGGCGGGCGAAGCGCGCAATATCGCCAGCGACAGGGTCGGTTTTTTGGGAAGCCACCCCGGCGGGCATCCACCCGCGATGTGCTGAAAACCACTTCAAAACAAACTCTTGGAACCGGACATGTCCGATGGCCGCTGGACTCCTCTCGGGGTCCAGGCTGGCTGCCAGTGTCCGGAGTCCACCCGATTGAGGCGAACCGACCCACATGACCTTGAGCTTTGCCCCGGACGCGATCGAGATGTGGCCGCTGGCCAGGCTCCAGCCCTACGCGAAGAACGCGAAGGCGCACGGCGCGGATCAGGTCGCGAAGATTGCCGCCAGCATGACGGAGTTCGGCTGGACCGTGCCGTGCCTCGTCGCCGACGACGGTGAGCTGATCGCGGGCCATGGCCGGGTGCTGGCCGCGACGCAGCTCGGGCTGACAGAAGCGCCGGTGATCGTGCTGGGTCATCTGACCGAGGCGCAACGCCGGGCCTACCGGATCGCGGACAACAAGCTGACGGAACTCGGGACCTGGGATGAGGCGCTGCTCTCGGCCGAACTGAACGAGCTGCTGGCCGAGGACTACGACCTGTCGCTCATCGGTTTCGATGATGCGGAACTCGAGGCCCTGTTGGCCGGAGAGGTCGACCCTGAAGCCGCATCCCGAGAAGGCGAGGACGATGTTCCGGACGCGCCCGAGACCCCGATCAGCCGCCCCGGCGATCTCTGGGTGCTGCGCAAGCATCGGTTGCTCTGCGGGGACGCGACCGTGGCCACGGACGTTGAGCGACTGCTCGGCGATGTGACACCGCTGCTGATGGTGACCGATCCGCCCTATGGCGTCGAATACGATCCCGGCTGGCGCAACAAGGCCGGTGCCGCGGCTACCAAGCGCACCGGCAAGGTGCTGAATGACGACCGCGCCGATTGGCGCGAGGCCTGGGCGCTGTTTCCGGGCGATGTGGCCTATGTCTGGCATGGTGCGCTGCATGCGACGACGGTCGCGGAAAGCCTCGAGGCCTCCGGCTTCAACATCCGCTCGCAAATCATCTGGGCAAAGGATCGTCTGGTGCTGAGCCGCGGCGATTACCACTGGCAGCACGAACCCTGCCTCTATGCCGTGAAGAAATCCGGTAAGGGCCATTGGGCGGGCGACCGCAAGCAGACGACGCTCTGGCAGATCGCCAACAAAGATCAGGATGCGGAAACCGTGCACGGGACCCAGAAACCCGTCGAATGCATGCGCCGGCCGATCCTCAACAATTCAAGCCCAGGTCAGGCCGTCTACGAGCCTTTCATGGGATCCGGCACCACGCTGATCGCGGCGGAAACCACGGGCCGTGTGTGCTTCGGGATCGAACTGAACCCGGCCTATGTCGATGTCGCAGTCCAGCGCTGGCAGCAGTTCACCGGCCAGGAGGCCGTGCTGGACGGGACCGGCGAGAGCTTCGCCGATCTCACGGCCAATCCACGCTGAGGTGATGCATGACCTGGCTTTATCTTCCTCCGGACGCGATTCCGGAGCCGGAGACCTGTTCGGCCTCTCGCTCTGCTCCGGCGCTGGTGGGCTCGACCTCGGGCTTACCATCGCCATGCCCGGATATCGAACTGTGGGCCATGTCGAACGGGAAACCTACGCCGCGGCCATTCTCGTGGCACGGATGGAAGAGGCGGCCCTGGATCCGGCACCTGTCTGGGACGACGTTGGAACCTTCGACGGCCGCCCATGGCGCGGCGCGGTGGACATCGTCACTGCGGGCTATCCGTGCCAGCCGTTCTCCGTCGCGGGCAAACGCCGGGGCGCGGACGACCCGCGGCACCTCTGGCCCCACGTCGCGCGGATCATTGGCGAGGTCGAGCCGCCCTTCGTTTTCCTCGAAAATGTCGCCCATCATCTCCGCCTCGGATTTCCCGAAGTCGCCGGAGGGCTGGTCGACATGGGCTATCGCCTTGCGGCGGGCCTCTTTACAGCGGCGGAAGTCGGTGCGCCCCACAAGCGTGAGCGGCTGTTCATCCTCGCGCACCGAGAGGACTGCGAACTGGCCGACCCCGCGCGCCTGCTCCGGGACCCGGTCCAGTGGCGGGAACCGGACCGAGATGCTCCGGCTCTGGCCGACGCCCCGCGCCAGCGCCAACGAGAACCGGCAGACGAAACCGACGCCCTCACAGGAAGCGGGCAAGCACGGGATGAACCTGGCGACCTCGGCCGCGATGTGGCCGACGCCGCAAACCGACAGTTTTCGCAGCCGGGGCGGCGCCCGGAGACACGAGAAGGGTCTCGATGGCATGGCGCGGGACTGGCCAACGCCGATGGCAACCGACGGCAACAAGCCGAGCGCGGGCAATCGCAAGTCCGCCGACCTGACCCTTGCCAGCCAGATGTGGATGACGCCGACGGCCCGGGATCACAAGGACGGCGCGACCACATTGGCGAACACCCCGGTGAACGGCTTGCTTGGCCGCCAGGTCCTGGTGACGCCGACGGCTGGGAGCGATACCTCCGAGCCGCGCCGGACGCTGAACCCAGCATTCGTCGAGGCTCTGATGGGCTGGCCCACCGGGTGGACCGCCTTCGGCTCTGCGGCAACGGCGTGGTCCCATTGGTTGCCGCGCATGCGCTCCGAACTCTCGCGGCTCAATTGCTGGCCGATGGATGAGGTGGCGACATGAAGCAATCGCGGCTCATGTCGCTGATCGAGTCCGTCGCCAACGTTGCCGTCGGCTACGGCGTCGCGGTCGCCACCCAGATCCTGATCTTCCCGGTGTTCGGGCTGCACACGACACTGGCGCAGAACCTGAAAATGGGCGCGATCTTCACCGTGGTATCGATAGCGCGGTCTTTCGCCCTGCGGCGGGTATTCGAGGCGATCCGAATGCGAAGCGCCAAATGAGCAACCGCCGCCCTAGCTGGGGCGACGGCGATCAGTTCAACGGGCTCGGATGCCTCAGGCGGCGGGCAATTTGTAAACCCGACCCCGATCCTCGACCTTCTCAGAGGTCACTTCGAGCCCGAGCTTTTTCTTGAGCGCGCCGGACATCGCGCCGCGCACGGTGTGTGACTGCCATCCAGTCGCGGCCATGATCTCCGCGATGGTCGCACCGTCTGGCACACGCAACATGGCGATGAGAGTGGCCTGCTTGGTGCCCTCGCGCGGCGTGCGGGTCTTGGGGGCTGCGTCCTTGGTCGGTTTGACCTCCGCGCTGCCAGTCTCAATTCCGATGGCGGCGAGGCCTGTGTCGGTGGCGACCAGCGTGACGCCATGCCCGTCGCCGGTCTCGCGCCAGACGGCTTCGCCTTTGCGCATATCGGCCTCCACCTCTTCGATGAGGCCTTTTGCGAGCATAGCGCCGACCACCTTGGCGGCGGCCCCGCCGCGCAGGCTGTCGGGTAACGGCAAGGCGATATGGCCGTCGCGTTGCGCTGCGGCGCTGAGAATGATGGCTTGGGTGTCGGTGAGTTTGGTCATGTTTGCCTCCGTGGTTCAACCGCGCGGAATGCGTGGCTTCTACCGAGGCGAGCCCGCCGCTTGGGCGGGCCGGGACCGGCGCGCGATGGCTCAGTCGTCGCGCGCGATCAGGGCGAGGAGGACGGCCGCCATGCCGCCGAGATATTCGCTGCGGCGAAACACGATCTCGTCGATCTCGCTCGCGGTGTTGATGGTCGGGTCGACCTGCAGGTCGTTGCTCATGTGTGGCATCAGGCGGGTGGCTTCGAGATTGTAGCGCTCTGCAAGGGTGCTGGTCATCGGGCTCACTCCGCGTATTCGCCTTCGCCAAAGGCGCTGTCGGTGATGCGCTTCAGGAGGCTCGCATAGTGCTCGAGGCTGCCAACCGTCGCCCAGCCGATCTCGTCGGGGTGGCAGTTGAAATGCTCGTCGCTGAGGCTCTGCAGCCGGGCGAGCATCTCGTCGATCTCGGCCTTCTTGCCGATGAAGGCGTTCACAGCCGCCTCTTTGTTGCGACGCGCTTTCTCGGCGCGAAGCTGGTGGCGGGGCGTTGTCTGCGGGTTCAGGCGGGTCATTGCGTTCGCTCCTTCGGGTGCATCGTTTCGTTGTAAGCAGCTTCGCTCTGTCGTCGGTGCTTATCCAGTTTAATCAAAGCAATATCAGTGCTTTATATGAGGTTCGTTGATCGTGCCAACACGCCGCTACCAGCTGACAGCCGATTGGCAGGAGATCGGTCAGGGCCCTCTGATGGTCGAGGCCGAAACCAATCAAGCGGTGCTTGTGCATTTCGCGGATACGATTCCCAACGCGCCCGACGCGCCCGCGCATCAGGTCAATCGCGGGACCTGCGTCACCTATGAAGGCAGCGCCTTCTGCTATGCACGGGCGGCCCAGCACCAGATCGCCAAGCTGATCGCCACCGGGGACCTGCTGTGACGGGGCATCATATCCCGGCGGCGGCGCCGTGCTATGGCGTGTTCTGCATCTGGGCCGAGGAAGGCGCCGATCTCAGCAGCGGTGTCTTCGAGTGGTCCTTCGGAAACGGCAACGAGTCGCCCTCTGGTGTCGGCGTATTTGTGCCCTTCGATTGCGAGCTGTTCGCGATCGGTCTGGTCATTGAAGGCACGGGTCCCGCGGAGGTCGAAGTCCGCCAGAACGGCGCAAGCTCTGGCCGCAGCGTTGAAATCACGTCTGGGGACCGGGCCTTCACGGATTTTGCCCAATCTCCGGTTGCCTTCGCAGCTGGAGATGTCGTCGGTTTCCGCACCGTGATCGGCGGCGTTGATACGAATGGTGGAACGGTCACAGCCTGGTTCCGCTACCCGATCTAAGAGGCGCGTGATGGAGGGTCTGAGCGAGCGCCAGTATGCCGCCCGCATCGGCCTCTCACGCGGGGCGGTGCAGAAGGCCAAGACCACGGGACGACTGGTGTTGCATGGCGATGGCAGCATCGACGCAGAGGCCAGCGATGCGCTGCGTGCGCAGGCAACCGACCCGTCGAAAACCCGCAAAGCGCCGAAGGCGAAGCTCCAACCCGTCTCGGAAGCCGCGGTCTCAGCCGTGGGCGAAACGCTGCGCGAACAGGGAATGGCCGCCCCACCTGTGGGCAGCGGCACCACGTTCCTGCAGGCCAAGACGGCGAACGAGGTGCTGAAGGCGCAGGAGCGCCGCCTCCGGCTGCAAAAACTGAAAGGCGAGTTGATCGACCGGGCACGAGCTCTGTCGCTGGTCTTCCGGCTGGCGCGTCAGGAGCGCGATGTCTGGGTGAATTGGCCTGCGCGTGCGGCTGCGCTGATGGCGGCTGATCTGGACGTCGAGCCTGCCGCGATGCAAAAGGTCCTGGAGAAACATGTCCGTGCCCAGCTCGACGATCTTGCCGAGGTCAAACCCGATCTCAGATGAGGATTTCGATGGCGCGGCCGAAATCCTGCGCGCCTGGAGTGAAGGTCTCACGCCTGATCCGGACCTGACGGTTTCGGAGTGGGCGGATCGGCACCGCATGCTGTCGGGACGGGCATCAGCCGAACCGGGCCGGTATCGCACGGCGAGGACGCCCTACATGGGCGAGATCATGGATCGGCTGTCGCCCGGCGATCCGACGCAGCGGATCGTGTTCATGAAAGCGGCACAGGTCGGTGCGACCGAGGCGGGCAACAACTGGATCGGGTTCGCGATCCACCAGGCACCGGGGCCGATGCTGGCGGTCCAGCCGACGGTGGAATTGGCCAAGCGCAACTCGCGCCAGCGGATCGATCCACTGATCGACGAAAGCCCGGACCTGCGGGAGCGGGTCAAACCGGCGCGCTCGCGGGACGCGGGCAATACGATGCTGTCCAAGGAATTCGCGGGCGGCATCCTGATCATGACCGGGGCGAACTCGGCGGTTGGACTACGCTCGACCCCGGCACGCTACATCTTCCTCGATGAGGTCGATGCCTATCCAGCTTCGGCCGACGAGGAAGGCGATCCGGTCACGCTGGCGGAAGCGCGCTCGCTGACTTTCGCGCACCGGCGCAAGGTGTTTCTGGTCTCGACGCCGACCATTCGAGGGATGAGCCGGATCGAACGGGACTTTGATGCCAGCGATCAACGTCGGTTCTTTGTGCCATGTCCGCATTGCGGCGCGATGCAGTGGCTGAAATTCGAACGGCTTCGTTGGGAGAAGGGACAACCGGAAACGGCGGAATATCACTGCGAGGGCTGCGACACGCCCATCGCCGAACATCACAAGACGGCGATGCTGGAAGCAGGTGAATGGCGGCCGACCGCCACGGCGGCGGATCCCAACACCGTCGGCTACCACCTCTCGGCGCTTTATTCGCCCATCGGCTGGCTCAGCTGGGAGCGGATCGTTCGGGCCTGGGACGCAGCACAAGGGTCCGACGAGGCGATCAAGGCGTTCCGCAACACGATCCTCGGTGAGACCTGGGTCGAAACCGGCGAAGCGCCGGACTGGCAGCGGCTTTACGACCAGCGGGAACGTTGGAAGCCGGGCATTGTCCCCGCAGGCGGGTTGTTCCTCACCGCTGGGGCCGACGTGCAGAAGGATCGCATCGAGGTCGATGTCTGGGCTTGGGGCCGAGGGCTGGAAAGCTGGCTCGTCGATCACATTGTCATCGAGGGCGGGCCGGACCGGCATGAGGCTTGGGGCGAGTTGACCGACCTGCTCGGTCGAACGTGGCCGCACGAGCGCGGCGCGCATTTGAAGATCGCGCGGCTCGCCATCGACACGGGCTACGAGGCTCCGGCGGTCTATGGCTGGGCACGCGCTCAAGGGTTCGCACAGGTGGCCCCGGTGAAAGGCGTCGAAGGGTTCAACCGGGCGAGCCCGGTGTCGGGGCCCACCTATGTGGACGCGACCGAGGGCGGCAAACGTCTGCGCCGCGGCGCACGGCTCTGGACCGTGGCGGTGTCGACCTTCAAGGCCGAGACCTATCGCTTCCTGCGGCTGGAACGGCCGACCGAGGAGGACATGGCCAATGGTGCGGCGTTCTCACCCGGCACGGTGCATTTGCCGCATTGGGTCGAAAACGAATGGCTCAAGCAGTTTGTGGCCGAGCAGCTGGTGACGGTGCGCACGAAGCGCGGCTTCGCCCGGCTGGAATGGCAGAAGCTTCGGGAACGCAACGAGGCGCTGGACTGCCGGGTCTATGCCCGCGCCGCCGCCTGGATCGCGGGCGCCGATCGCTGGACCGACGAGAAATGGCGCGACCTCGAGGATCAGCTTGGCGTTGCCGACGCCTCTGCGGATCCCGCGGGGCAGATCAACAGGCAAGCGCAGACATCGCAAGGCAAACGCAGATCCGACTGGCTCGGACGACGCGGAGGATGGTTTTGAACATGACGGATTGGACGGAACCCGAGCTTTCGGCGCTGCGTCGTGCCTATGCCAGCGGCACGACCCGGGTCAGCTATGATGGCAAATCCGTCGACTACGGCTCGGCAGAGGATCTGCTCGGGCGCATTCGCACCATCGAGCGCGCCATTGCGGGCTCCGCGCAACCGGTGCCAATCGCCGGGCTTGCGGGCTTTTCGCGCGGGGACCGCTGATGTCGGCGACCTGGTTTGACCACGCGATTGCCACGGTGGCACCGCGCGCTGCGGCCCGCCGAGTCCTTGCCCGGCAGGCCTTCGAAACCCTGACGCGGGGCTACGATGGTGCCGCGAAGGGGCGGCGCACTGAAGGCTGGCGCGCGCCAGGCTCATCGGCTGACACCGAGGTCGGCATTGCCGGGGCGCTTCTGCGCGACCGGATGCGCGATCTGGTGCGCACCACTCCGCACGCGGCCAAGGCCGTGGCGGTGCTGGTGAACAACATTGTCGGTGCGGGTATCATGCCCCGGGCTGCAAGCGGCAACGATAAGCTGGACCGGAAGGTCGATGCCTTGTTCGCACGGTGGTCGGATGCCGCCGATGCCGACGGCCAGCTCGACTTCTATGGCCTGCAAACCCTGATCTGCCGCGAGATGGTCGAGGCGGGCGAGGTGCTTGTGCGTCGCAGGCTACGGCGTTCCTCTGACGGTCTGTCGGTTCCGCTTCAACTGCAGGTGCTGGAGGCCGACTTCCTCGACGCCACGAAATCAGGCGCCAATGTCGTGGGGCGGCTTGTGCAGGGCATCGAGTTCGACCCGGTCGGGAAG